GTGAGGGTGGGGGGGGTTTCAAAAAATGGTTTTGGTTTTTTTTCGCGTTGGGTTTTTGTTTGGTGGTTTTTTTGGCGTGAATTTTTTTTTGCTTTGTAGTTTGCGCCGCGTCTTGCGTTGCATGGTTTGCAGCTGGGGACTAGTGGCCCGTCATTGCCGGCTATGTCTAGTTCTATTAGGTGGTCTGCTTCTGTTGCTGGTCTTTGTTTGCACCAGTGGCAGAGTGGTTGGTCACGTAAGAGTTCTTTGCGCCGTTTTTGGTAGTTGGCGCTTTTGTATTGTTTTTGTTTTGTGGCGTTGTATTTTTTGGGCATGGGGGCTACCGCTGCCGCGCTTCGCTTGGCCTAGCGCGGCGCTTGCGCGCCTTGCTTGTGGGTTGCTTGCTTGAGCGTGGTGACGTTTTAGGCGCTGCTGGTTTTGTCATGGTTTGTTTTGTTTTGTTTAGGTTAGTTGAGTTTGTTTGGTGGGTCTAGGCAGAGGTTCGCCGGGCCCGCCCGTCCGTTGGTAAGCACGGTTCACACTTGCCATGCACCCGTATTGTTTGCATGGTCTTTACCCGCCTCTCTTACGGGCTAACTAACGCTAGTTAGGCGTTGAGGATTTGCACCTGCACACAGTCGGGCCGCTGTGAAGCACCAATGTAATTGGCCTACTTAAGTTTTAGAAAGGGTCAGTAACTTCTCGCTGTTTATCTGCTGCCAGTTTTAATAGCTCTTCAATAAGTTTGCTGGCTTCAAATTTGGTCAGGTCTTGAAGGCTTGAAACTTCTTTGTTAAGAATGTCCTGACACAATAGCCAGAGGCTTTGGTCATCAGTCAAACCGGCTTTGTTTGCTTGTATTTTTATCATCTTTTTTTGTGGGTCAGTAATAGGGCCGTTGACTGCTGCAGCTTTCTTTTTGTTTGTTTCAGCTTCAACTATTCGGCGCATAGCCAAACGGTTTTCATCTTCAGGGGTGCTAGGAAATGGGTCTTCCACGGGTTCTGTGGGCTGTTGGCGGGCTTGCACTTCATAAGCGCTAGCAATGCTTTTATCTATACCGAAACCCATATAACCCAAGGCGCGGCCCAAAGCTGACGTAAAGCCAACCATGCGCTCACTTTGCCTAGTAAATGGGGTAGTGCCCGGCAAACTTTCTTGCGCTGAAGCAATAACCGGCAGCGGGTCTGTTTCGTCACGCCAAACCGTGACTGTGCAAATAAGCACAGTTGCATTGCCGTACTGCTCAACGGTTGCACTTGTCTCTTGAATACGTAATTTCGGGTGCACTTTTAGCGCCATAATTAAACGCTCATTGACGGTTACGTAATCACCTAAATTAAATGCCACGCTGCTTACCTTTCAGTAGTAACTAGAGCTGTACCGTATCTGTTGGGTGCAATACAGTTTTATTTTTAAGCCACGTGACAAGCTCACTAAATGAGCGCAAATACTGTTTCTCACAAATCAACATTTCAGCTGTTAACAGCCGTTGCTTATCGTAAATATTTTCCACGCGCCAAAATTGCTGTGTAGATACCGGCACTACCACAATTGCGTTAGTGGTCTGCGAAACAATGCAATACGCCACGGGTTTACGGGCCTTTTTAACGTAACCGTGCAACGTATCCACAATGAGGCTGGGGTACGGGTATTCAAACGGTTTAGCCCCAAATACCCGGCTAGAACTCTTTACCTCAAGCACCCCAGCAGGCGTTATCACGTCTTTTTCATGCAACGTAAACCGTTCACGGTCTGCTTCATTTTCAGCAAATTCAAGAGCGGGCAATTCAGCTGATACCCCAGCGTCAATAAGGCACTCAGCCACAAACCGGGCGTAATTATGCCCTAATTCAAACGCTGCCCGATAATTAAAACTGGTATCAGTCATATTTAACCAACGTCAACAATGCAGATATTTCAGCACGTAACTCTTCAATAATGCGCTGCTGCCTTACCAAATGGTAGGCAGCCTCACTCATAGCAAACGCAATATTTGCCTGATTTAAACGCTCAGCAAGCCCTTCAAGCGTCTCAGCTGTTTCTTGCGGGCTCATGACTGCAACCAAAACATGACCCAAACCACAATGCCCAAGCAAGTAGCTACGTAAGCTTCACCCGTCATACGTTGACCAAACCCCAAAGCCCTTGGCCTCATGCCAAATCAGCAGACCGGCAACCAAATTGGTTATAGGTTCAAACAAATCTTCGCAAGTTTCAATAATGCCTCGCGCCTGCAACCAACCAATTTCGTTATAACGGTTAGCTGCCCCCCACGTAGGGCAATGCACTTGCAACAGCCCATATGAGCCGCCCTTGTCTTTGTCACCCAACGCGGCAGGCTGGCAGCCGCTCTCACGGCGAAGAATAACCGCAAGAGTGGGCAGGGTTTGCTCAGGCCAACCAACCTGCCGCGCTTTTTCAACCCAGCCCGTGCACGTCTCAGTGCTGCTAACCGTGGTTGAGGGTGCTGTAGTGGTAGGAGGACCCACTACAAGCCCGCTAATAGGCGTTATAAGGCTCTGTGTGCTTGTGTAAACCGCTGGGGTTACCTGCATAGGGGTAGCGGGTGCTTGGGCGCTTGTAACGGCTGACAATGCGCCTAAAAAACCAATGCCTACTGCAAACAGTTTGGCAAAATAGCCAGCCATATTAAGCGCCTTCGCCAGTAGGGGTAGTGCTCATATGGCTTAGCCGCTGTGGGGGCCCCCACGTAGCCCAGAAGTCAGCTCTAAACGCAAATTGGGCAAGGCTTATACGCCCGTCAGGGTGCCTAAATATTTGCACCATAATTTCATGGCCCGTATCTACTTTGCCGGTCAAAACCTCATAAAAAATAAGGTTTGGCTTGTCTTCATTGGTCACGCTGCGACCCCCTTTTAAGTTGTAAGCCCATAATAGGGCTGGGGTGCTAAATGGTGGTGGATTTGTCAAACGCCTGCCTAAAGGCTGCCGTGACGTTTTGCGGGTGCAACGCCATACCTAGCGTAATTTCTATATGCAGCCAGTCACCTTTAGGGGTGCCCGTAAATAATTGAGTTTTAGGTTTTACCCATGCCTCAGCTGCATGAGGCTTAGGTACGCCCATACCTACGCGGCTGCAATTCCAGCTACGCCCAAACGGTTCAGGCCAATAGTCAATAACCAACTGTACGCCTAGCAATTCCCAATTATCTAAAACGGTTTGCAAAAACGTAATAGCTTTAGCGCGCCCGTCACTAACGCCCAATTTGCGTGGCTCAATAAACCTATAGCTCAAATCCATTGCAACGCCCCGCGCATGGTTACTTATTTTGCCGGGCTTGCCTCTAATATCCCTAAAAACAAACGTGCCGTTATTCCACAAAGCACCGCCTGAATATTTGTTTGCAAGCTCTACCCAGCGCTCAGTACCGGGCAATTTATTAGTGACTACCGGGTAGGTAGATACTTTGTAAACAGCGGGCATTATTCAGGTTTTGCGTCTTTGGCTACAAAAAGGCAAGCAGTTTGTTTATTACCCAACAGAGTTGAAATGTATGCCAATACGCCTGAAACTACTGGTATTGAAAGCGCTATTACTTGAGGGTCAACGCCGTTGCTGTGAGCAATGTAACTGCCTAACGCAATAATTGCACCCTTTAGGGTTTGGTCTGCTGTTTGTAGTTGCGCGTTTTTATTCATTGTCAGGGTCTGGCGGCGGCGGCGGCACTTGCACTACGCCGTTAATTACCGCCCAACCAATAGCTGCTGGGTTTGTTGCTGTGTATTCAATTAAATGCTGCGGGTCATTGTTTACCCAATCCAGTGGCACTACTTCAACATTGACTACTACGCCATTGGTTACGTTTGGCTCAACTACTGCTACGGTTCGTTCGCTCATACTTGGTACTCAATCCATACGTAGCCGCTACCGCCCGCTGAACCGTTAGTGCCGGCAGTACCGCCCGCGCCAACCGTGACGCTGATACTTGCGGCAGGTGTTACGTCCGCCCCGGCAACAATATACGCCCCATTTTGTGCCAAAACGGTAAATGTTGCGGACGTATCTATGCCTTGCGCGCCGTTACCGCTATTTGTCGCACCCGCGTTTTGTACGGTTGCGGAGGAATTCACCGCTGTTGTCATTGGCGCGCCACCCGTGGCGGATACAGTTCCACTGGCGAACGCCACCGAACTTGTGCCACCCGTACCCGCGCTAGTAGAAATGCCACCACCGCCTGCGCGAATGTGCGCAATTGCGTAAGTTACGCCTGCCGGTACTGTCCACGTACCCGTCGCGGTAAATCGTTCTACGTTAGTCACGCTTGAAATACTAACCCACGCCGTACCAGAATAAACGTAAATTTTGCCGTCACTTTCAAGGTAACTAAGTTGGCCTTGCGCCAAAACTTTTTCGCCGCTACCCCCAAACGCATTAGTACGCGCCGTACTATCAGCAAAAACGGGTACGCCCGTATTTATCTGATTAACTTGCGCGGCTGTTAAAACCTGCGAAGCAACAAACGTAGGTACTGAAGTCTGTGCGTTAGCGCCCATAGTGCCTAGCCTAGCCTAAAACGTAAATATCATCTAGCAAACTGCTATCTAAAACAAACAATTCAACAATGGTCACGTCGCTGGTATAAAACCTGACCGTATGCCCGGCAGCAAAATCTATAACAGCCTCAATACCCTCAATAGCTACCTCTTCCGTAATAGTGCCTAACCCGGTTATTTGCTTGCTTACCTGAAGAGTGGTACCAATATCAGCTTGGGCGGCCTCATCACGCTCAAGGTTGCTCAATAAAGCAAAATTGGTTTGCACTGACGTAAAACGCGGTTCAGGGGTACCAACTATCAAATAAGCGGCTGCCGCGTCAATTTCGCCTTGCTGATGCAAAAGGCTGTTAGTAATGTCCGTACTTTGCACAAAATAGGTGGCCTGACTGCTTAAATCGTTTTCGGTAGCCGTTTTGTCATCTAGGCCCGTCACGGTTGCCCGGTTAACTACGTGAGTAGCGTCAAACGCTATTTGCAGGTCATTGTATTTAGTGCCGGTACCGTCATCATTGAAACTAATTACCGGGGCTGAAAGTGTGTTACCTACGCGCGGCTGAAACGTCAAAACGCCGTCACGTGCCATAAAAACGCGGCCAAATTCAGCGGTTTGGTTAATTTGCTGAATATAACCTAGGGCGTTTGTTGCTGCCGGGATAGTGTAAGCCGCGTCATGGCCCAAGTTGACTGTGCCTATATTGACGTTGCGCTCAGCACCCGGGAATAGGTCAACTTCTGGCAAATCTAAAATAGTTTCAATTCGTTCACCTGACGTTTCAGGGCTGACGTTAAGCTCATCTAAAGAAGCCTGAGACAGCTGGTAAAAACCGTCAGCGCAATTTAAAATAACTAAATTGTCGTTGCCCATATCAAATTGGTACGTAAAATCAACAATTACGCCCTTAAACAAATATTCACCCTCACGCGATAACTGCACTTTGCGTAGCGGCGCAATACCCGGCTGGTTATTGGCTGGGTCATAATACGGGCTACCCGGGTCATAGGGTGACAATGCGCCGCCTGCCAGCTCATCATCTAAAACCACTTGCATAGTGCCAGCCGTAAATTGGTCACTAGTTCGCTGCCTACCACGCCGGTAACTAATGGTTTTAACAAAATTGGTTACGTCAGCAAACTGCGTATTAGGGCCCAACGTAAACTCAGTATTATTGAGCACCCCCTTAG